CCTTTTTCTTAATCAGTTCGTACACATCACCGTAAAGGTCACACACAAAACAACTGTAAAGTTGTTCCCGTATGTTCACGGTTGCTGATGCGTGTGCATCAGGATGTATCACACACTTGGTGGCTTGCCACCCTGTGCTAGTTCTAACTTTTCCACCGTAGTGTTTCACTACAGCTTCAAGATCGTGTTTGTTATGGTTTATATTGTTTGCTCCATTGGTCTAATGATTGGATAACCCAAGCATCATCAATACCACCATTGCGTCTCTTAACAACAACGTAACCAATAGGACCAACAGTTATATTCCTAGCCTCAGCATAATTCAAAACTTCCACCTGTAACTCACGCCAAAACTGGGGCAAATCAAACTTCTTTGTTGCTTTACACTCAAACAAATATGGTGTGCCGGCAACATAAACAACAAGATCACCTTCATCTTTTGCACCTGCTTGACGTAAGCGTTCTGCTGTGTATCCTTTGGAACGTAACCATTTCATCACATCTGTTTCAAACTTTGAACCTTTGGCTTTATTTTTAGCAGACATTATTGTTTGTACCACCCGCGTGTTTTACGCAAAAACTTTAATCTGTCTTCACATTGTTTTAACGACATCATATCGTTGGTCATTTCTATAACTTCTTTTCTACTTTTATTAGCCCATTTGGACCAAGATAATGCCCAATGATTAGTTATGTTCACGTTTCTTCTTTCTAATTTCTAGTTTTGCAGGAGAATATCCACCAACGGTGCGACCTGTTTTACGTGGTTTCTTAGGATTCTTTTTCCTTGCTTTACCATTTGCCCTATCACCAATTGTACTTTTAACTGGTGTAGGTTTTAAACCTTTACCTTTACCCATTGTTTTCATCCTCATTAGTTTCAGATTTAGGTGCTTCATAGCAACCTATAAATCTCCAGAACTCTCCGCATTCACTGCACATTATATTTGAACTCCTTGGAATCTTAAAGCCTGTTGCATAAGGTCTTCATCTTTTAAACTCATACGACTAGCATCAACCTTTAACGCTATCCACTTATCACCCATCGCTGAATGTTTAGCAAACCTATTCTTAACACAAGCAATACGAAACTCTGAATACTCAGGTTCCATAGCCACTGTCAAAATCATTTCAGGTAATTGTGAAACTTTACCTTGAATAGCACGCCTTGATGGTGGACGTGTTGGCTCACCCTCAGCCTCAGAAGTGTGGTGCAAAATAAATATTGCTGAATCAGTTTCGCGAGCAATGTGATGGCAGGCTTTCATAATGTCACGCATACCAGTCCACTCGTTGTCGTGCAAGGCACTAACGTTCATAAGGTTGTCAATAATAATTAAATGTGGCCACTCACCATATTTTTCACCATACGCTTTAACCATAAGATCAACATCATCCAATGTTGGTGATGGGTCAAAAGAAAATTCCATATGTTTTAATGATGATAGTTCTTTAGTGTAAAATTGTTGACCATCGTTTTTAAATGAATCTTCAATGGTGTTTGCTTGATGACCTGTGATAACAGCTGCAGCACGAATAGATGTGGTATAGGCATCGGTGTCTGCTGACACATACAAGGTTGGAACATTGGCTTTGATGCCATAAAATAATGCAAGCAAAGATTTACCTGAGTTAGGTTGACCAGCAATCATTGTTACCTGACCGCGTCTAAACCTGATGCCTTCTTTTTTTAATGAAGGAAATAAGTCAGGTAGCAGTTGTGGTTCATCAAGATGCCGAACTGCGGCTTGCTTAATGGTTAACACAACTGCTCCTAACTAGTAAGGTATCCTGTATTTAGTTTTGTTTTATCTGATGAACTGTGGTTCACATTGATCTGCTGTACCTTTAGGTGAAGGACAGAAATAACCCTTCCAAGGTCCTTTAGCAGATGAGCCGGTGCGAAGTTTCATCTCACCGTGTTTACACGCCTTAGCACCATCAGCAGGTGCTGATTGTGTACGTGGTTGTTCAACAGGTGTTGCACCAAGAGATGCACGTAATGTGCCTTGTGCATTGTACAGTGTTTCCACTGCGTTAATCTCAGGTGTCACATTAGCAATCGCTGTCAGTGCACCTTTGATTTCTTCTTCATCATAAGAGTAAAGATAAATATTAACTAATGTACCTTGTGAGGTTTTAAAGTTAAGCTGTGTCTTCACCCCTGGTGTTTCTGCGCTCATTCTTTTCCTTCTCTATAGAGTGGCAAGTGGGTCTAGCTTTACTGCCAACTCCCCGCCGTAAGCGTGGCAGTAATCTTTAACAGAACAAGACTTGCACATCATTCCAAGATTTGGCAAAAAAATTTCTGCCTGAATACCTTTCTCAAACTGTGCAAATAGTTCTGTGAATAGTTGCACTGTCCAACGCGACAAGTCCCCTCCGTCTTCCATAATTCCCTGACGGGCGTTATAGAAGTAACCTTTTGTTGGTCTAACACCGGTTACACTTTGGACAGCACAAGCATATAAACCTAGTTGCATATTTGTGTCAGGCATATAAACACCAGACTTATAATCAACAACAGCAATGTCACCATCAGGTGTCACAGCTACAAGATCAATAAAAGATTTTACAAGTATGTCACCAAACATCACATTGTATTCTGGTTCAACTTGTAGAACACCGTTGTGATTCCACACTGACCATTTATTATTTTTCCACCATTGAATAAAATTATCAACCATTCCTGGTCCGTTGTCTTGCCACCAAATATCGTTTTCTTTTTCCGGATACGCTTTGGTGGCGCGACCGCCAGCACGCCAAGCAGAAGGGATAGTGTCTGTGGCTGCTGCTTTTTCATCAATCATAGTTTGGAAATGGGTAGTCCAATACTTGATTGCTAAATCTTTACTCACAATCTAATTCCTCTGCTGTTGGTGCGGTAGCAGGGCTACCACAAGCGGAACAAAACATATCAAGGAAGTACATTGATATTGCGTTGTCTTCAAACATTACTTTAAGATTCCAAACTTTACAACCACATATGCAAACGTGTGTTGGTAATCCTCTTAAATCAAATTTTGGTTTTGATTCATCAGGTACAAGTTCGTCAATCGGTTTCATATTGTTCTTTTAGAAACTGTTCTACTGCCGCGTGGAAGGCTGAGCCTCCGATGAAATACCACGCAGGTATTTGTGGTGCTTTAAGCTGGCGTTCTAGTTGCCAGGCTTTGCCGCATTTCATCCAGGAGGTAAAGGATGAGAATGATCTGTGCCCGATGATTGGTTCCATAAGGTGCACAATATCACAAGTTTGTAATTCGTTTAACGACACGCCATAAGCGTGTCGGTTGCTAATCATTTGACAATACGATTATACTCGGAGCGAGCCGGTGAGTATGTGCGAGCGACCCGTTAACGAGGAACCGCTTAGCGCGGTTCCGAGTAATAAACATAGTATTTGAAAAACAAAAAAAGCCCCTCACAAGGGGCTGGGTATATTCCTACACCAAACCACCCTGTAAGGGGCTAAAACGTGCCTTAAAAAGGCTTTAAACTGTACGTATGGACACGTACATAATCCCACCGAAACCAGAATATCTGCGATCAGCTGGGGTTGTTCTTTCAAAACTTAACTGCTCAATCAAACCAACAACCTGCTCACCAGTAGTAAAATCTTGAATCACAATGGTATCTCCTGCAGCTTCAAGGTCTTCTAATTCTTGTAACCTAATGAAAGCACGACCCTCGTAACCATTTTGAATACCGTAACGATCTGTTTCAAAATCGTAGTTAACTAAAGGAATTGTTAACTGGCGTGCCCTAGTCACAGCAGGAAGAGACTTAACTTGGTAGCCGTCAAACACTGGACCTTTAGTTGCATCAGTTGCTGAACGAGCAAACGTGAATCTAAAAGCTAATTCTTCTTGTGGTTGTGCAATGTTTGTTGCAAGGTCTGTGTTTATTGCAGGTGTTGAACCTGCGATAGTGATAATGGAATCAACAGTTCCATCTATTTTTTTTGTGGAAATAACACAAGTACCAAACATTGGTGTGTCAAACCTTGGTTTAATTAACTTAAAATATTTCTTTTCAACAGTTGCATACCTAATGTAACCTGTGTCTAAGAAACCTGTTGCAATTTTATTTGTTGCGTGTTCAAAGTAAACACCTGAATTTGCAACAGCAAACGCCACACGGCCTGTGTCACCAATGAAAGCAACAGCACGACAATTACCTGTGGCACCAGAAGATAAATCTTTAGCATAAGCGTAGCGACCTGGTTCTGTTTCTTGTGACAAATCAATACGGATTAAACCAGACTTACCATCAATACCATTGGTTATAGTTGCATAAGCAAACCTGTCTTTGAAAGCAAAAGATACGGTATGTGATGAAGTAGATTTTTCGTAAGTCAAAGGACCATAACTTATGTCACCATTACCATCAATGATACCAACACGGATACCACGATTAGTTCCAATGAGCATAAAGGTTCCAAGGTAAACACCTAAAGCTGTTACGTGTTCATCATCAGGAAAATCTGCTGCAGTAACAGCATTAGTTAATGTTGGCATAACACCAGCAGTACTTAAAGAAAATTTTAGAATGGATGAGTTAGTTCCACGGTACCCTGAAGCATAAACTGCTTGAGGTCCTTCAACAACTGCTGTCCAAATCCAATTAGTGTCAGGATGTGTATAACGTTTATCTGCAACAAGAGGACCAGTGGCACCTGTTGATGTGGTTATTTCGTAAACACTTGGGCCAATGGCGGCAACAAGTCTTTGTTTAACAAAACCCATAACAGTTCTATCACCTGTTTGGTAATAAATAGAACCTGTTGCACCGGTACCTGTTAAAGCACCACGATAAATTCCTGTGTTATTTGCAACATAATAGTTTAAACCATCTTGTGCAAGAGAAGTAATGTTAGAACCTGAACCACCATAAACAACTGTGGCATCTGTGCCATCTGCTGCAACACGTGTAAGGGTTGTGTTACTTGAAACAAACACACAGTCTTGGTCTAAAGAATCTGTGGCACCAAACATATTAACGTTGTCAGATAATGCAAAAACGTTTTCTGTATCAGGAAGCATACTGACCTGACCAGGTGTCCAAATATCAACACCAGCAGAATCATTAAAACGGTACTGAACATTCTCTGAAAGATAAGGGTCAAGATAATTGATACCAGCACCAAGATGGAAAGATGATTGACTTCTCAACCACCAACCTTCAAAAGTTTGCTCACCAACTTCTTTAGTGTTATCAAACTGTTGTTTACGATATGTTGCTGTTTGTCTTTGGTAAGGGTATCTGTCTGAAGCTGCAAGAAGGAAAGGTTGCCCACCGATGGCAACATCATAAATGTTGCTAGTGTTTTCATAAAGCTGTGCTGTTGTTCCAACAATACCAATCGGATCAACGATTGGGTCGGTGATGCTAAATGTCATTCGTGTCCCTTCAAATGGTCAATCATTTCTTTAGTCAAAAAATCAATACGTGCTTCAATGCGTTTAACAGAATCAGCCATAGATGAGCCACCATTAGGTTTAAGTTCCTGCAAATAATTTTTTAACCAATTCTTAAACACCCAAGCGGCAACAGCAAATACCACAGTAAGTATCCCAAGAATAGTGGCAATTGTACTAGCTATATCTATAACCATTATTTCTCTTCATCCTTTTCAAACGTAACCTCAGATAAAGTCCACAAAAGGAAAGCAAAAACGATGGCAACACCAACAACACTGCGGGTACTTCCAGGTGGAAGAACAATCCAAGCAATCAGCAGACCCACAAGTGTGAACGATTCTGCAAACCAAGCACGGAAGTGTCGCCCCAGAAAGGACAAGACACGTTTCATTTAACCCTCCTAGGGTTAGCTAGTTGTGATACGATAATTGCACCGAGAACCACCTGTTGTGCCTCACGGCGTTCTTCAGGTGTAAACTCGGAACCAAGATTATTAACAAATTCGGCGGTAGCAAGAATTGCTTCACCACCGGGAATGGACTCTAATGCAGTACTTATGGATTCAGATATTTGTTGGAACGTTTCTTGCAATGCTTCTAATGAAACTTCTGGAAGAAATGAAAGCAGAGATAGAATTTCGTCAATGGCAAAAACATCTTGAGAAACTTCCTCTTCCAAAGAAGGTAAGTCGTTCTCTAAAGAAGAAGGGAAATCGTTAAATGTTAACTCCTCAACAGGTTGCTCTGAAACGTCTGGCTCAACTGGAGCCACAGATTCACGATCTTCTACAACTAGCTCGTCTGGCAAAAACGTTGGAGACGGTTGAACCACTGGAGAATTATCTTGATCGGGAGGACTCTCTGGTTGTGACTGAGTCTCTGAAGGAGTCGGAGAAGGCTCAGGAGTTGGTTGCTCAGTTAAAGTCTCAGATGGGCTTGGAGTAGGTGTCAGACTTTCAGTTGGCGAAGGGCTTGGCTCTGGTGTCGGTTCTGTCACTGTTGGTGATGGGCTTGGCGTATTTACTGTTAAATTGGTAGACAACAAGTAAGACCCATTAGGTAGTTGTCCACAACAAATGTAAGCGTAAGATGTTGCCCTAATAAAATATTCACCAACCTGTAAAGGTATGGAAATAAAAGACGCTAAAACATTTGTTCCTGAATGTGCACCATCATCATTGTATGCAAGGCGAACAGTGTCTTGCCATAATTCAATCCAAGAATCAATGAACCCAGGATTAGTTTGTGGTGTGCCAGTAGTTGTTTGAATTGTTGCATCAACAGGTTCAGTGACAGTAACTGGCACATCCACGTAAGGTGTTGTGTTATCAAGGTTAATTGTTACATCATCAGAGTAAGATGGTTGTGCCACAAAAATTGTTAACACAACTATAGCGAAAACGCTAGAGAAGTGTCTAAACAATTAAACCGCTAAAACGTCTTTAGGATCAACATCTTTACCAGCTGACCAGCGAATGTTGTCACGCATTTCAAAATGCAAATGTGGACCAGATGAGTTACCAGTGTTACCTGATTCTCCTATGTGTTGGCCTTTTTTGATTTCATCGCCAGCCTTGACAAGGGATTTAGATAAATGCGCATAAATAACCCAAGCATCTTGTCCCTCAAGTTTTTGTACAATTTGTGTTCCATAGGATTTACCCCAGTTAGCGTTAGCAACTTTGCCATCAGCAACAGCAATGATGTCAGTACCTGTAGGTACAGCAAAATCAACGCCTGTGTGATAACCCTTTGACCACATCTTGCCTTTTTTCTTGTATGGTGTTGTAATTTTTCCGTTAGCAATTGGTAGACCCATTTATTTGTTGTCATCTTTCTTGTTAGCCTTTTTAAATATTGCATCAACTTCTTCTTGAGTTAATTTACCATCATCAAGAAATGCTTTTGCTAAATCTGTGATAATACGGCTAACTGCTAATGCTCCAGCAATTACAGCAGAGTTTAAAGGTTCAACACCAATGAAACTTCCTGCACCAATAGCAGGTAATGCTGTAACTAAAAACAAAGCAAAACTTCTTAACACTACATCTTTTATAATTTTACTATTCATTATTACCTTTCATATCTATACCTGGGGTATGCAAAGCATTAACAACTGCTTTAGCAACAGGTGAAGCCAACTCCGCATATATTGCAGTAGTAGCAGGGGATGCGTGTCTCATAAGTTTGGACACAGCAAGTATATCTCCATTGGAAACAGAATAAGCATTAGTTGCAAAATAGTGTCTACCTGAATGAAGTTTTTTATTTATCCCTAAACGTCTTAACTCTTTACAAGCATAAGTGGATAATGTGTGCGCTTTAACAGTTGGCCACAAACGACCTAAAGTCCCATAAGACTTAATCATATCTACCACAACAGGATGCGCTGGTAAAGCTAGATCTGTGCCACCTTTACCAGCAGGGATACGAATCATATAACCGTCTTGCATTTCTTCAAGGTCAGCACCTTTAACAAGGCTTATCTCAGCAGCACGTAACCCTGCAAAACAAGACAGAATGAACCAATGTTTTTGCGGTTCCCTTGCCTCTTTCATAATCAAAGCCACCTCGTTATGTGTGAAAGGCCTTGGGCTTGATTTAGGTTTACGCAACTTAGGCAGTTTCTCTGCCGGTGATTCACGTTCAGGAATAAGTTTCAGATACAACAAATGACGGTAAATCATTTTGTATCTGTTTATGTTTGCTTTCCTTGTTGATTGAGCAGGTGATAACATAACTGCTTTTTCAAGGTCTTCTGTTGTTGCAAACTGTGGGTGGGCAAACTTATTCAAACGATTGATTAAATGTTTATCTGTTAACCAAAGTTGACGTTTATGACCTAAGACAGTAAAACGTTTATGGTATGCGTCTAAGATTTCTTTGATACTGAACCAGGGTTTTTCTTCTTCACTGGTTTCTTTTTCTTGGGTTTCTTCGTTTCCATCTTGCAAGGAGTCAACACCTCCTTGACAACAACTCTTTCACCACCAGAAATCACACGCTCAACAACACGTTCAATCACAACTGGTTCAGGGGTTACCGTTACAGTTGGTGTTGGGGTTGGTGCTGGAACATAGGTGCCATTAAGCCACGCAGTCCAATCATCACCGCCAGCCATCTGAAGATTCCACGCCTGTTGAGTCCAGCAGGTAGTGATATAACCACCACCCATTACACCTTCACCAGTTTTTATAGGGTATTGCGCGGGACAAGTTATGTCCCTTGTCTCACGATACGAACCCGGATATGGCTCTGTGAAAGCTATAGCCGGTGTTGCAATTAATGCACTTGCTAGTACTGTTACTGCTAGTTTGTATTTCATAATGATCTCCAAGGGGACGTTGAAAATGATTACTACTAAACTGCTTGTTGTACTGCCCTATATTTAGTTGTGGTTATAACCCTAGTGCGTTCATTTCTTCTTCGTTGAGACCAGCGATTATTGCTAACTTGGTCAAAGCAGAAATACGTGCTTCTTGCTTTGCTGCCTGCTCGGCTTCAAGTAG